CCTGAGCAGTAGAATTAGAAATAATTCAACTTTAAGCAAGACTACCTTGGGCGGTGGTTTCGTATTTAGTCAAAGCTGGAGGGTGGCGTAACGACCGTAAAGTCTATGAGTACTCAGTGCATGCACATAAACACTCATCGCCAGCTTTTAATTTGAAAAATAAAACTTGAAATAAATATGGAAGAAAGGAGTGTTCGTGGCAGATAAACGATATTATTGGTTCAAAATGGAGCAAAGTTTCTTTGAACAGAAAGAAATTAAATACCTTAGAAGACTACCTGGAGGGGATACTTACACAATTATATATTTAAAACTTATCTTAAAAAGTTTAGAGAATGACGGAAAAATATATTATGAAAATATCGGAGATGATTATTCTCAAGAGTGGGCCTTGGAAATTGAAGAAGACGAAAAAGCAGTTAGTTTTTTAGTAGCGTTTCTAATCAATAAAGGATTAATGATTGACTGCGGTTTTGATGAATTTGAGATCACTAAAACAAAATCATTGGTTGGTTCTGAAACAGCATCAGCAGAGCGCAAACGTAGACAGAGAGAGCGTGAACGGGAACTTCCTCTACTGGAAAGCGTGACAATGTCACAGGTGAGTCACATAGAGAAAGAGATAGAGATAGAGAAAGAGATAGATAAAGAGAAAGAGATAGATAAAAATTCTCTCCTCTCTGCTTATTTTAATACTTTTACTAAATTAGCTTCTAAAAATAATAAATTGCGTGATGCTGTAAAAGTTGAGTTCCTTAAATTACCAGATTTTCAAAAAGAACAAGCAGTTATCGGTGCAAAGAATTATGCAAAATGGTACAAAACCGAAAACCCTGATGATTCAATTGGTAAATTTACAATCAACGCAATTAATTTCATTATTGGAGACAAAGAAACATTTGACGACTTCCAAGAAGAAATAAAAGTCAAGAAGAAAACACTCGGAGGCTTTATCTAATGGCTTTTGATACATGGAGAGATGACGGAGAGTTTGCTATCAAAGCGACTGATGTCTTAAAAAACTATCAAGAAGGCGGGGAACTTGGAGCTTGTGAAGTTCACGGATGTGAGATTATCGGATCTAAAAAGCCTGTACTGTCTTATCCTAAGAATGAAAAAGGCGAAGTGATTGGGGAACCTTACTTATATGATGTGAGAGTTTGCCCAATGTGCCATGCTGAGGGAATAAAGACAGTTGCTGCTAAAGCTGTCAATGACTTCTTAGGAGAGTTCAGAGCTAAAAAAGGTATCGATTTGACTAAAAATGTCATTATTAAATATGATTTTGCTGATGAACTAAGTGTCGTATCTTGCGACAACATGGTCAAATGGATTGTTACCAATGTCGGAAGACAGAAAAAAGTAAAACGCTTAAAAGTCAGAAAGTACATACAGATTGCTGAAAATAGATTTTCTAGTGATGAAGCAAGAGAAAAATATTTGAAAGTTTTACATGATATCGAAGAAGCAGAAATTCTTATTTTTGATTCATTAGCCGATTTTGTAGATAAGGAAGCAGAAAAAGCATTAACTCCATTGCTAAGTGCAAAAGATAGCTGCTCTATTATTATATTAACAATACCAGAAAGCGACGAAAGGCTTGAACAATTACCAGCACGATTGAAATTTAAACTCAATAATGCGCAAGTAATGAATCTTTCAAGTATAGGACAACAAAGATGAAGTTTGAAGTTTACAATGACCATTTCCAAAATTATAAACGATATCAAATACCTAAAGCACAGCTTGTAATAGCTGACATTCCTTATAACTTAGGGAAAAACGCTTATGCAAGCTCAAATGCTTGGTATATTGACGGTGATAATAAAAATGGTGAAAGCGAAAAAGCAAATACAGAGTTTTTTGACACTGATAAAGATTTTAGAATCGCAGAATTTATGCACTTTTGCAATCGGATGTTAATCAAGGAGCCAAAAGAAAAAGGAAAAGCACCAGCAATGATTGTATTCTGTGCCTTCCAACAAATCCAAATGGTAATGGATTACGGCGAAAAATATGGATTTAAGCATGCTTATCCGTTAGTTTTCGTCAAAGATTACAGCGCTCAAGTTCTAAAAGCGAATATGAAGATTGTAGGAGCTACTGAGTACGCCGTTGTTTTATATCGCGATAAATTACCAAAATTCAACAATAACGGTGAAATGATTTTCAACTGGATGCCTTGGGGCAGAGATAACAAGACAATTCCAAAAATACACCCTACGCAAAAGCCACAGTCTGTTTTGAAAAGATTGATTGAAATCTTTACTGATAAAGGGGATACAATCATTGACCCTTGTATGGGTAGCGGTTCAACGATAAGAGCAGCTATTGAAATGGGACGTAATGCTTATGGATTTGAGATTAAAAAAGACTTTTACAGTTTAGCGAAAGAAAAAATGCTCAAAGAATATGAGGTGTCGCTCTTTGAAATTTGAATTTGAATTGGATAAAATGCCGACTACACAGCAGCAAAAAGGCATTAAAAAAGTGAATGGGAAACTTCAATTCTATGACCGTCGAGGAACAAATAACTACAGCCTTAAAGCTCAACTCATAAAACACAAGCCGAAAGAGTGCTTTGAAAAAAATATTCCTTTGAAGCTATCCGTTACTTTCTTCTACGCTATTAAGCAGAAGAAGCGCTGGTGGCAATGGAAAACAAGCAGACCTGACTTAGACAATCTTATGAAGAACTTACAAGATTATATGACTAAGTTGCGTTATTACAGTGACGACAGCCAGATTGTATGGCTTGAAGCTAAAAAGATTAATGACGAAAAGAACAGAATAGAAATTGAAATTACAGAGGTGTAAGAATGATTAAAACCGAACATGACAATGTTTTGACTTTATATTGCCGAGACCAAAAAATAATAACTAATGGAAAGTTATTACGAGTAGAATTAGGGTTTCCTTATCAAATCATGTCATTTAGATATGTCGGAGAAAGTTCAACAGAATATACACGAGGTGATTTTTATAACGTTATTGATTGCGGGCCGTATTGGCATACTAATGAAATTGTAGTTTGGGTTACAGATAATGAACATCCTGAAACTACGGATGTCGATTATTGCACAGTGTTCAGCTTTGATACCTTTTTGTCTGATTTTGAATATGATAGCAAATATCTCGATTTGATGGCTGAAATTGAAAATCTTAAAGATAAAATCGCAAGAATGAATATGTTTGAGGAGAGCGAGATATGAGTATGATTAAAACAAATTTTATCACTTTGAAAAAGCTATATGGATTGGCAAGAAATAACAATTTCAAAGCCACTAAAAAAGACTTGTCTGTGAAAATAAGCGGTCGGACTAAGCACAATCACGAACTTTCTCAGCTTTACTTAGATATTTGCAATAAATACAACCATTCAAAGCAAATGAAATGGAAAGATTTATACAAAATACTTGAAGAATTAATTCAAGGTTTAGTAATTGAACTTTAATAGCTCTAATTCATGAAAATTACGGTTACATTGAGCGCTTAAACTGTTTCATGGATAATTTATCACGAACAAGCTAAAAGCGCTTATAAGCTAAAATATGAGGTGTTATTATGACAACGCAAAAAGAAAAAAATGTCCTAGATTTTAAAGACAAGGATATCTTGAAGAATCATAAAGTCGCTGACAAAGACGACGAATGGTTTCATGAGCAATGGAAAAATAAACTAAGTGGATTGAAAGAGTTAGGAGATGGCAAGGTTAGAAAAAATTTATGATGTTTATTTCAATGGTATAAAAATGGGAACTGGTACGAAAAAAGAGCTTTCAAAAATGCTTCTTGTTTCACCTCATTCAGTCGCTGTTTGGGTTAAAAATGGTATGGCTAATTCTCCAAAAAAGAACGCAGTCAAAATCGCCATTGTAAATGAAAAAGCGATGATGGAAAAATATCCCGGTTGGAAACCTTATGGTGGTTCAAAGTCTAAAATCTCTGATGAAATAACCGATCGTGACCGTAGAAAGCACGAAACAAAAGAAGAACGCAGATTGCGAAGAAATATCAGAGCACAAATGGCAATCGAAAATTCGAGAAAAGAAGAATTAGGATTATAGGAGCAAATAGATGAAGTGCAAAAATTGCAATAAAGAAATTGAATATGTAAATTGCCATTACTTCACACAACAATTTCACCCAGTAAGTTTAGGTGCCTACGAAGGGGAAAAATATTATCAAGCTGAAATAAAAGGCGGTGGAGAAGAAGCATATTATATCAACGTTCCAACTTTTATTACTGCTCTTGAATTCACTGACTCAATTCCTGATTTAGTAGATAGTATCTCTTGTCCTGAATGTGATAAATTCCCATTCAAGAACAATGCGATTGAGCTTTACAACGAAACCGTTGATATGGTTTTTATGGGAGAGGAGCAGCTAGATGATACCAAAATTTAGAGTGTGGGATAAAGAAGAGAATAGAATGATTGATGATTATGAAGTTTTGATTAGTTCGGACGGATGTGCTTATTACAATCACTACGAAGGAGGTTTAAGAGATTTAGGTTTAGATGTGGAATTTATACAGTCAACAGGATTAAAAGATAAAAACGGCGTTGAAATTTATGAAGGTGACATTTTAAAACTGCATGCTATATTCTTAGCTCCTGATGACAAAATTGGTTATATTGAATATTCTCCAAAATATGGATATTCAATTATTTTTGAAGGAAATAGGTTATATCGGCAAGAATACTGGGCGAGTACAAATAAATTGAATTATGAAGTCATCGGAAATATCTATGAGAACCCTGAATTATTGGAAGGAGCAGATAGATGAAACTAAGCGAGATTGAAGCGGTAGGAAGGACAAAGATTTTTACTGGTAAGACGAGAGTTTATAAAGATATGTCCGAATTAAACGAATATATCGAAGAAGTTGATGTCTACACAGCAGACCAAATGCAACAATTCATGGTTCAAAATGTGCGTCATGCCCTTACTTTATATGGAGCGAAAGTATGTGGATTCCATTTAGAGCAATTGGAGAAATCAGAAATTGAAAAAATCATTCAAGATTTATTTACGGAGGACATGAAAAATGGCTAAGTTTGAAGAGAAATTGGAAAAGGTGCCAATAAAAACAATTCAGCACCCCGTTGGAGATACTAAATATTATGCGGCTGTTCATGTTAAAACGTTAATAGCACAAGCAGATGAAGAAATCGCTAATTTAAAATCCCAACTCCAACAGCAAGCCCTGCCAGTCGTGCCTGAGTGCGTGGCGATAGCTATTGAAAGTACACCGGATGATTACTCAGCGTTCGAAGCACTCGACTTAATTAAATCAAAAGTTGAAACACTTACTGAAGAAAATAAAGATTGGTTAAAAGTCTACAATTGGCTTTGTGAAGGTATTGAGAATCAAGACATTTTCGCTCTAGCATTTATCACTGGCAAATATGAAGTCGAAAAACCGCAGCTGTTCTATTTGAAGAATAAGCTGACAACAAGTTACTTGATATTAGACACAAGCACTGGATATTTTGAACACTGGGGTAGTACCGAAGCGACAGGTCGGTATAAATCATCCTTCACCCAATCCGAAATCGAAAGCATGGAAACTGGGAGCTATGAACAGATTGAGGTGGCGGAATGAGATACGCTGTAAAAGTATTTGAAAAAGGAAAAGTGTTCTTTTTTAAAACTTTTGGTACAAGAACTGAAGCTGAAGAATTCAAGAAAAATATAATCAAACAAACAGAACATGAAGCTATAGTATATGAGATTGAGCTTGTGCCTGTGGAGGACGGAGAATGAAAAGACAATTTGTAAAACTAAATAAAAATGCGACACTTCCAGAACGAGCGACAAAACATAGCGCAGGTTATGATATTTCAGCAAGCGAAACAGTTACGATTCAACCCGATGAAATTAAATTGGTAAGCACTGGTCTAGCTGTTCAACTCGGACATGACGAAGTACTGAAATTATACGACCGTTCAAGCAATCCAGTTAAGCGTGGCATTGCATTGATTAATTCAGTAGGAATTATCGATTCAGATTACTATCCTAATGAATTTAAAGGCTTGTTTATGAACATCTCAAAAGAGCCTGTAACGATTGCTAAAGGACAACGAATTATGCAAGGGGTATTTGTCAAATACCTTACAACAGACGATGACAATGCAAACAGAAAGCGTACAGGTGGTTTTGGCTCAACTGGGGAGGTATGAGAATGATGAAGCAAACAAGATGTTATGGCTGTGATAAACCAATCGAACCAGAATGGCTTCCAGAAGGAGAATTTATTGTATGTGACGAATGTTCTTTAGACACTGATAAACTTTCGGTTGAAAAACTCCAAGAACAGCTTAACACTGCGAAAAATGCACTAACAGAAATATCTTCGAGTAGGGAATATTTTAGCAGTGGAGAAATACCTAAATTTTTACCAACAGAAGATGCACAGATTGCCATTGATGCACTCGCAGCGATTGGAGGGGATGATGAGTAAAGTAACAGGCGGTGAAATATGGAATTAACGAAGTTGAGAGATGCAATGCTTAAACTGTTCGACTGCGAAAAAGTTGAACAATTAAGCGAAAAAATAATGGGGGTAGTACTATCCAACGATTTTGAAAAAATGGATAAATTTGTTGAATTGATCGGAAATGATCTTAGTATTGACTATATACAAAAAGTGTATCAGTACTACTTAGCAGACAGAAAAGAAAAAAAGCAAGATTACACTCCAAAGTCTCTTGCTAAGCTAATGGCGATTTTGGCAATGTCTAAAGATAAAAAAATAATTGATATGTGTGCTGGCAGCGGTGCTCTAACAATCCAAGCATGGAATTTAGATAACGACATTGTTGTGGAATGTTTAGAGTTTGACGAAACGGTAATACCTTTCCTTCTGTTCAACTTGCAAGTAAGAAATATCGAAGGGGTTGTTAAGCACATGGACGTTTTAGAAAATGAAATTTTTAATACTTACAAAATTACTAGAACAGATAAATTTGGAAAGGTTGAAAAAATATAATGACAGTAGTTATAAGCAATCCTCCATACAACATGAAGTGGCAACATCCATTTTTCGCAGTAAATCAAAACAGATTTTGTCTAGGTCTACCGCCTGAAAGTAATGCAAACTTTGCTTTCATGTTATCAGCTTTAGAAACATCTGATAGAGCATTATTTCTACTTCCTAACTCTGTTTTATCAACAGAGAACAGAGACGAAAAGATAATAAAGAAAAATTTAGTTGAATCTAATTATGTTTCTTGTGTTATTAAAATTCCAGACGGAATGTTTGAAAGTACGAGTATACCAACTACAATTATTGTTCTTGATAAAAACAAAGAGACGACCAATGTTATGATGGTAGACCTGACAAATAAAGTTGATAAAGAAACACGTGAACAACGTGGACAATTTGGTGGAGCTAGTAAGCAAAACAGGGTTTATAAAAAAGCAGTCAATGTTTTTTCCGATGAAACGATCAAAGAAGTTTTTGAGATAGTTTCTGAAAATAAAGAAATTAAAGAAATGTCTAAACTAGTAACGCTTGAAGATATAAGAGATAATGACTATCAATTAGGCATATCTAGATATATTGATTTTTCAACATCTGAAAATAAATATAGAGAATTAGATGACATTGTAGATGACCTTAACAGAGTAATAGAAAAGATTAACGCTGTTAAATTCACTATAAATGAAAATATGGCAAAATCTTTGGGTATACATGATTTGGCTTTGATGTTTAAAAATGGAGAAAAAATAAACAAAGAAATGAATAGTTCTTTATCTAAGTTAGATTTAAAAATTAAAAAAGAAAGTGTTGTAACACTTAGCAGATATAAGGAGTTGAAGCTAGAAGTTAAAAACTTCGAGGAAATGCCAGAATTTATATCTATTTTCTTCAACATGTGGAAGGAATATATCATGATGATGAATAATCAAGAAAATAAATTGCTTATAGAGTTAAGAGATACGCTTTTGCCAAAATTAATTAGTGGAGAATTAAAAATTGATAAGGAGCATTGAATGACCGACAAACTAATATCGCTGGTCATCAAAGTGTGTGACTGGTGGGGAGGCATTGAATGAAACTTTTGTGTAAGCTGTTCGGGCATAAGTGGGAACCGGGATATTGCGAAGATTATCATATCAAGCATTTTCTTATCTGCAAAAGATGCGACGATATAGACTGGAAGAGAATGGCTTCAACCTTATTTGGAAACCGTATTTATTTTAACCGCTCAGACCTTGACGAGTCTATTGGTAGCCACAAGAAATGGCTTGATAAACACATGGATTGAACGCAAAAAAAGAGAGTTTTAATAAAAATAAAAAAATACCTGTCAAACCTTTAGTGATAGTGGTTAACAGATATAAAGACACTTTCCGATTATATTATATATTTACTAATAATAAAGGAGATAAAATGAGACGAAAAAAAGCTGAATTTGCCAGAGTTTATGAAAATGGCAGTGAATATACTAAATATGTTATCGGTTATAAAGTAATTAATATTCCACGATTTCAGCACAAGAAAAAGCCAATCTCAATGATTAAGGCTTTAAATGTGAGGGATAGAATAAATAATAAAAAGCCTAGATGGCTTTATTAAACAAAAAAGCCCAAGATGACCAAGCTTGAGCTTCGCATGTATAAAATAATGCTTTTTCATTTTATTTGTGGTCACACGTATTATATCATACTGAGCTAGGAACTCGCTAAACTCAACTGGAGGAGAAAAATGAAAGACAATAAACAATTATCATTGATTCAAAGAACACTGCTAGAAGTTGCACAATTTAAAAAGCATAAGCTAAATGAATTTTTGATAGGGGAAACGGACTGGTGGTATTCTCCTATCAATGATATTGTAATGGCTATGACTAACGGAGAAAAACCTGGACCTTTTAAATATGCTGAAGTAGAAACAAACGATTGGTTGTGGATTATGTCAACAATAGACGGAAATCTTGTATTGGACGGAAAAGGCGGAATCGGAATCGAGGTTGAATAGAATGAAGAAAGCAATTAGTGTATTAGCTTTACTTGCACTTCTACTACTAACAGCTTGTTCTAAGTCCAGCGATATAAAAAACGGTAAAGTTAAAAGTGTTAAAGTAAGTGTGGTTTCTACCAGCCATGATGACTCAAGCTTTTTTACGCTTATCCCAATTGTTGTATCGACAGGGAAGACAACAACGATAACTTATATTCCGGTTTGGAATGATATTAAATATTTGACTGTTGAATATACATATAGAAAAAAGATTTATAAAACAAAAACTGATGATTTTGATGTCGAGGAATACAAAGGAAAACCTTATATAAAAATAGCAAAGTCTGACATTGGTAAAAAGAATGCTTCATTGGTACTTTATACTCATGATAAATAATAAAAAGCCCACGGCAATGGGCTTTACAAACGATTTATTCTAATACTATTATAACATAACAGGAGTTAGAATATGACACAAGAATTGACGAAAGCACAATGGCACGATGTTCGAATGACCTTAAGAATTATCATTCGCAATAAGAAGAATGCCAAACAATCTCAGCTTATCAATGAAGCATTAGATAATATTAAAGATGAAGATGATCGTAAGATATTCAAACGATACTACATTGATGGCTGGGGAATCATTAAGATTACAATGAATATGTATTACTCAAAGACTGCAGTCATTGCAAGGAATAACAAAGCGACGCAGCAGTTTGCTGAGAAATATGACGGTGGTCATTTACTTAAGATGTTTCATGAATAATATAAAGAACGCTACTTTTTCGTAGCGTTTTTGTTTTACGATTGAATCATGATAGATGTAAGTACACCAAAGGCAAGGCACAGGTTCTATGGTAGATCTGCTTGGCAAACGGTCAGGAAACAAGTTCTTAAACGTGATAATTATGAATGTGTATGGTGCAGGCAGAAAGGTCGTGTGACAACGGCTAAGACAGCGAAGCTTGAAGTAGACCATATTAAGGAATTAGAATACTATCCTGAGCTAGCACTCGAACCTAGCAACTTGCGCACGCTATGCCATGAATGCCATAACATAAGGCATGATAGGCACAACGACAATAGAAAAGTATTTGATGATGAGATTTTTTATTTTTAACAAAGTTCGGAAATAGGAAAAATAATTATGTAAGATACCCCCCCGGTCATAAAAAATAGGTCATTTTCGACGTTTTTGACTGAACGATTGGCTTAATTAACCAAAAAAACACAACATTTTTGAAGAAAGGACTGTTAAATGTTCGGAAATAGATTAAAAGAAATTTTAGAGAATAAAAACATTAGTTTTTCTGACTTAAAAAAGTTACTTGAGCAAAAAGGAATTGAGATTAGTAATGCTCGACTTTCCTATTATGCTAATGGTAAACGGAAACCAAAGGACAAAAATATTTGGATAGAAATTGCTAAAGTTCTAGAAGTGGATTTGCAAGATATTATTATTGATATTGATTATTTTTTATCAATTAATCAAGAAAATTCTGTTAAAAATAATGTTAAAAAAAGCGGAAATGTTAAAAGTTCAGAAGCCAATGCGCTGTCTAAAGAACTACTATCTCTAATAGATAAAAATTCGCCATCTGAATTAGAAAAAGTGTACCGATACTGCAGCTTAGCTTCTAATTTTGAAAATTTAAGCAAAGCAATTGATAAGGAAGGAGTGATGATTCTGGTTTCTTCTGGTGAAAATGAGATAAAAAAACCACACCCTGCAATTGCAGAAAAAGTAAAAGTAAATGCTGCCTTAATTAAGTTAGATGAATTTTTTGAAGAAAAACGAACATCAAAACCTAAAAATAGTGGCGAAAAAGATTGGAGTAAATTTACGAAGTGATCGATTACGTTCAAAAGTACATTGACGGTTATTATGCGGGCATGGTCAAATTCAACTATGAACGAAAATTACTTGTTGATTATATTAAACGTGAGGTAGTGCCTCGTCTCGAATCAGGCGAGGTATTTTTTGACGTTGAACAAATCGAGAATTGCATTGGATATACTGAAAAGTATTTCTTTGAATTGGAAGATTTCCAAAAATTTATTATCAGTTTTGTTTTCTTATATTTTTCAGAAAATCATCGGAATGTTTATCGAAAAATATTAATCATGATTGCCAGGGGGAATGGTAAAAATGGATTACTTTCTGCAATAGGAAGTTATCTAACAACCCCTATGCATGGAATCGCTAATTATAATATTTCAATCGTGGCTAATAGTGAGGACCAAGCCAAAACAAGTTTTGATGAAGTTCACGATACAATTGAGAACCATGAAGAATTAGAAGAATTATTTGGTAAACCACGTAAATCCGAAATCAAGAACTTACAGACAAAATCGCTCTTTAAATTCAGAACTTCAAATGGAAATACTAAGGATGGACTTCGAGATGGGGCGGTTATCTTTGATGAAATCCATCAATATGAAAGCAATAAAGATGTAAAAGTACATATTTCTGGACTAGGTAAACGACCTAATCCACGTGAATTTTATATAGGAACTGATGGTTATGTACGTGATGGATTCATTGACCAGATGAAAGATATGGCACTCAAAGTTCTTAAAGGCGAAGCGAAATGGAATGCTATGTTTCCATTTATTTGCAAATTGGATAAGGCAGAACAGGTTGATGACCCTACCCTTTGGGAATTATCGAGTCCTATGTTTTCACTTCCAATGACAGAGTATGCGCAAGGACTTTTTGAAACAGTTCTGGAAGAATATGAGGACTTAGAATTAAATCCTAGCGGACGAGATGAATTCATGACTAAGCGCCAAAATTTCCCAGTGACTGACATTGAAAGAAGCGTGGCAACATACGAAGAATTAAAAGCAACTAAAAAAGAGTTTCCAGAATTAAGAAATCTACCTGCGGTTGGAGGATTTGACTTTGCTTCTACTCGTGACTTTATCGCTGTTGGTGCATTATTTAAGATTGATGGGGATTATGTTTTCAAATCTCATTCGTTTGTTCGTAAAGAATTTGTCGATAGAATATATAGCTATTCAAAGCCAAATGAAAATGTTAATGGTAAGCGACGATTTGCCCCTATTAGACAATGGGAAGACGAGGGATTGCTCACAGTATTAGATGAACCGTCAATGGATGCACAACACGTTGTAGATTGGTTTGTTCGTATGCGTGATGAAGAAGGTTATGAATTCCAAACTATTTGTGGAGACGGCTATAAAATGAGGGAGTATTTACAACCTAAATTTGAAGAAGCAGGATTCGAAGTCTCTTGGAATGGCAAATTTGAAGAACCGCTTGGTTATCGTGTGGAAGTTATTCGCAACTTTAGGGCTATTGATGCGCAATTATCAACCGTAATCGAGGATAGTTTCGCCAATCAAAAAATTAATTTTGGTGATAATGACATGATGCGGTGGTACACAAATAACGTGCTTCGACACTTGAAAAAAGATGGTAATGTGGAATATATCAAAAAAGAAGATGTCAGAAGAAAAACAGATGGATTTAAAGCTTTTGAAGCAGCGATGTTCAAGGCTGATTTACTAAATGAAGTAGATTCTACAGATTTTTATGATAATTTGGGTTGGTTTATGGGATAAACGATACTTTTTGAGAGTAAAAATATTAGATAATTTACTTATGAAGTTATCAGCGAAAGCAAACAAAATGTAATTCGTTCGGTTGGATATACTTCTAAGCAAGTCATTGCTCGAACCAGTGGCTTGCTATAAATGGGTTGATAATAATATTCCCTTGGTTTGAATCCATAAAAACAGCTTGGTAACTTGCGACTGTACAGTGATTGTCGTTACATTCACAACGGGGTTATTTATCTTTTGGGAGCTAGACTCCCTTTGCTGACTAACCCATAGGACTTTCTAGGAGTCAAGGGTTACAGCGTAGCAAGAACGGGTATTAAAAGTACAGGCGCTCAGGGTTCGACTCCCTGACTTGCTATTCGATTGCATTGCTTAATACCGGTGTATGGAAAAATATTTAAATTATTTATTAGTCAGTTAACGCTGGCTATTTTTATTACAGGTTGTCCAATGGGCAGCCTTTTATTTATAAAAACGCTACTTTTTCGCCCTACTTTTCCATTAAACTTGAATTAAAAGTACGGAAAGGAGAAAATGTGGGACTATTTTCAGACATTTGGTCATCTGTAAAAGATAAATTAAGTACAACCGATTTAACTGGGTATGACGCATTATTTAATGCACAAGTCACGCTTGGTATTAAGAATGCTGCTTTAGAATCTTGTGTTTCTTACTTAGCAAGAACTGTTTCTAAAGGTAAATTTGTATTTAAAAACGAAAGCTCAATTACAGATTCTAAATTTGATTATGCTTTAAATATGAGACCGAATCCTAACCAAACAGCTAGTGAATTCAAAATTTCAATGATAAAAAAGCTGTTAAATGGTGAGTTATTAGTTATACAGGATGGTGATCAGTTCTATATTGCTGATAATTTTGTAACAAACTATTCGATTGACGGGAACACATACACGGGAGTGACAGTTAACTTTTCTAATAGCAAAGTTTCTAATGCTCCTAATTCTGGACCATACGCTCAAAAATATTTTAATAGAACCTTTATTCAAGGAGTGGATTGTTTTCACTTAGATAATGACAATATTGGTATAAAAAAATATGTTGATAGTCTATGGGACGATTATGGAAAATTATTTGGAATCTTAATTGCTAATCAGCTCCGTGTAGGGCAAATTAGAGCAAAAATTAGCATTCCAGTTAACAGCAAGCTTGAAGATAATGAGAGAAAAAAATTGCAGCAGCAGTATGCAACAACTTTATACGACAAAATGATGAATGATCTAGTGGTATTTATTCCTGCCGACGACAAATCAAAATCTTCGTATGATGAAATTTCTTCTAGTAATTCCGCAACACTTCAAAATCAGATTACTGACTTTTGGTCTCTAAAAAAAGTTTTTATTGGAGAAGTAGCAGGGTTGCTTGGAATTCCTCCGGCACTAGTGCTTGGAGAAACTGCTAATAATTCTGAAAACTTGGATTTAGCAATTGAATCTGCAGTGATCCCATTAGGGAACAAATTATCAGAAGGATTTGCAAGTATTTTAATTAAAAAATCAGGATATTCAGTTGGTAATACCCTACAAATGACTGGATTTAAAACAATTAACATCCTTGACCGTGCAGATGCAATTGATAAAGTTGGTTCAAGTGGTGTGGTTAAAGTAAATGAAGTCCGTGAGGCTTCTAATTTACCTCCAATTCCTGATGGAGATAGATTCATTATGACAAAAAATTATCAAAAGGAAGGAGTACCTAGTGAAAACTCTTAATTTACACGGACCTGTTATTGACTCAGATGACTCTTGGTTTTATGATCTTCTAGAAATAGAAAATATTAACGCTAAGTCAGTTGAAGAATTTTTAGATGAAGCGAACGGTGAAGATATCAAACTATCAATTGATTCAGGCGGGGGTTCGGTACGTACAGGAAGTTCAATCTATACTTTATTGATGAACTACCAAGGAAAAATTACTGCAGAGGTAACAGGGCTTTGCGCATCTATTGCTAGTGTCATTATGTTGGCCGCTGAACACATTGCAGTATCTCCGGCAGCGACTATTGTTATTCATAATGTTTGGTCAGTTAATCAAGGCGATTATCGCGATATGGCTAAACAATCTGGTGTATTGAAAGAAATGAGTTCTAGCATTGCTAAAATGTACGCTAAAAGAATGGGATGTACATTGGAAGAAGCGCAAGCAGCAATGGATGAAGAAACTTATTATTCTGCAGATCAGGCAGTAGAGGCAGGAATTGCAGATGAAAAATCATTCGAAGAAGTAAAAACACCCCTTCAAATGATGGCATCAATGGACCAGGCTTTCTCCAGCGATAAAATTGCCAAGCTCAAAAACTTTATGAAGGCTCAAATTAAAAATGAAACTAATAATTCGCAAGAATTCAAGTTGGATTCAGAACAATATCAAGGAATAACAGATCGTTTAGATCAACTTATTTCTTTTGAAAGTGAAGAACCAAATGAAGAACCAGTAGCGAAAAAATCTAATAACTCGGCAGAAAAGCCACTTAAAAATCAAAAATTTAAACCACTTTTCCTAGGAGGAATTAAATAATGGACTACACAAAATTACCTAATTACACAGCAGCTGTTGGAAAATATACAGATGCAGTTGCTAATGGAGCCGATGAAAAAGAACAACAAAAATTATTTGCAAAGTCTATGGAAGTCATGGGGACGGAAATTGTTGAAAATCTTGCTGATCAAACAAACGAAAAAATTAACTCTCTAATGTCATCTCGTTCTGCTGAAGTAATGTCAGCAGAAGAAACAAAATTCTTTAACGATATTACTTCTGGTGTTGGAAATGTAGAAAAAACCTTGCCTCTTGAAATTATCAATCAAGTTTTTGACGAATTGACTTATGCTCATCCGTTGCTTGATATTATCAATTTCCAAGATATGGGGCTTCGCACTAAAGCGATTACCTCTGATGGTATCTATAATGGCGGAACAGCAGTATGGGGGACATTTGCTGGTGATATTCAAGGTAAATTAAATCAAAACTTTGGAGAACACGATTTTTCTCAAAATAAACTTACAGCATTTACTGTTATTCCTAAAGATGCCCTTGATTATAGCTATGATTGGTTGAAAACCTTTATCATCTTACAATTGTCAGAATCTATTGCAGTTGCTCTTGAAGCGGCTTTGGTTAATGGTGATGGCAATAACAAACCCGTTGGTTTGATTAAAGATGCTACCGTTGTCAATGGGACTACTACATATGGAGACAAAACAGTATCTGCCGACCTTTCGCCACTTGCTGCTTTAGAAAACTCTCAAGACGTTTCACGACAAGCTGCTAAAATTCTAGCACCTATTATGAAAAAAATGTCAGTTAGTGAAAAAGGGGTTCCGCTAAATATTGCTGGACAAGCAAAAATTTTGGTTAATCCTCAAGATTATTACAATTTCACTGCGATGTTCTTATATTTGAATGCTAATGGAGTATGGGTTGATATCTTACCTTTCAATATTGCTGTGGTTCAATCAATGGCAGTTCCTGTTGGTAAAGGGATTGTATTTGTCGCAAATCGATACAATGCTTATCGCGGAAAAATGACAATGCAAGAATTTGACCAAACACTTGCTCTTGAAGATCTTCAACTTTATACAACTAAATCATTCTACTGGGGCAAACCAAAAGATAACAATGCTTCAGCACTTGTTACAATTGCCGCTGTTCCTAAAGGATAAGAGGTAGCTCATGAAACTTAAAGTAAATGAAGTTTTTGATGATGTAAAAGAAAATGTGCGTCGAGATGTCGGCGAAATTTTTGAAGCAACTGCAACTAGGTTCAAGGAGCTTGAAAAAAAGCTCCCTGGATTTGTTGAAAAATTGGAGGGTGACGAAGAAGAATAGGAGGAGTTTATGGCTGACGCTAAAACTTGGGCCACTAGTAACCTTAGTTCATTTAAACAAAGAATGAGAATTAGTACTGAGGATTCGGATGAGTTGGCTAACTTAACTGATATGCTCATAGCCTCGTACACTTCAATTCTACGATTGATTGGAGTATCTGATGCGAGTGATCCAGAAGTTAAGGAATTAATTTTCGAACGTTCGCGTTATACATACAATGATGCACTAGATGAATTCAAAGAGAATTATAAGCAAAATATCCGTGACGTTTTTCTAGCTAATCAACCTACTGATGATGTAGGAGAGACACAATGATTAAATCGCAAAAACTACTTAAATCATCTAATCGTACAAATAACGGAACGATGCGGACTAAAGTTACATTTCAAGGAGTAGGGCTTGATACGTCATTCGACGGGAGAGGCGGTGATCCTATTGTTCTTTTTAAAACCTACGCAGATCTTTACTCCCCTAGCAATAAAGATTTAACAATCTTGGGGAATCAAAATGTTAAGAATGGAGCAACGATAAAAATTCGTGATCCCTTAACAAGTTATCAACCCAAAAACGATGACAAAGTTATTATTGATGACCCTAGATATTCAGGTCAGGTTTGGGGAATAGTTGACATTCAGCCTGATTTTCATGACCGAACTTTCTTGAAAATAATTCTAGGAGGGACGAATCTTAATGAGTAGTTCAATGACAATCAAAGGGTTTGAAGAAATTGAAGCAAAACTAAGAGAAAAGTTTAGTGAAACTCGTGTGAAGAAGATAGAAAGTGATGCACTTAAAGCAGCCGCGGATGAAGCTGTAGTTGATTTAAAGAGTACCCTTTCTCAATTTGCAAATTCTGGTGATACAGTAGCTGGTGTTGTTCGAGGGAATGTTTCTAGAACATCAGGATTCCCCGTCATAAAGATAGGTAACAACGGTAAGCATTGGAGACTTGTTCATCTTGAAAATAATGGTTTTGTCAGAAATGGGAAATCATATCGTTATAAAAGTTTTGGTGCTTTACAAAGATTTTCAAATGCTCAAGGGCAAAAATTTGTTAAGACAGCGCAAGATAATTTGAAGGAGTTGCTAAAATGAACGATATGCTAAATGAAATTATGCAAGTGTTAGCTACTGACTCTGATATTCTAGCAATTCAAAAAACGGGTGGATTTAAAAGTTATTCTAGGTATGAAAATTTATCAGGGGGTTTGACAAGTATAACGGTTATACCTGCTGGCCCACCAGAACAAACAGCTATGAGTAGCAATGATTCACTAGCTAAACATTTTGTCTATCAGGTCAGCATAGAGGCAATTGACCGATTAACAGTAAAAAAATTACAAAATACAGTTGAAAATATTCTCAAAGCAAAAGGCTTCTTTCAGATGAATGGCGGACTAGATGAATATTTTAGCGATACAAAAAGATATGTTGATGCTCGATTTTATGAAGGCAACAGTAATCTTTACGAAAATTATTGAAAATAAGGAGAAAAAACAATGTCAGTACCTATTGGTTTTAAACGTTTAACAATTCGTGTAAAAGATGGTAAAGATCCAGTTCTTGGGACAAATCAATTTGTTATCGAAGGAAAAAAAGATAATGGTGGGATGGTTTCCGCTAAAGTATCAGGATTAGCGGTTGATGCCGTAAAATCTTATTCTTCAAATAAAGTATACTCCATTTCAGGAAAAGGAGTTGGAGATGGTAAAGTTGATTTCGATATCATGGACTTCCCTGAAAAAATTAAAAATGCAGTGCTTGGAATTGTCGCATCTACTAATGGTGTATATAAAGCTACTGCAGATCGCACTTCTCCATATTGCTCGATTCTATTGGAGGATGTAACACCTCAAGGTAATCCATATTTAATGGCATTTGTGGATGGAATGTTCTCTTCTGATGGTCTTGAGTTTAATACAGTACAAGGTAAACAAAGTGAACTTCCATCAGAAGCTATTAGCTTTGCCATTGGTTCTGATGACAACGGATTGTACTACTCTACCTTTGTAGGAATAGGAACATCTACTGATGCAGCTGGTATTGCAGAAATTAAAGCTGATGCTTTAATGGTAGCAGCACCTGCAGGAGGTGAGTAATAAATGACTAAGTTGTCAATTACTCTTCGTGATAAAGATGGTGAGTTTACTGTTACTCAAGAACATGTTAGCGGTCAAAAACTTCTTGATTATTGGGATATGGCAGTTGAAATTGAAAAAAACGTTGATAAGATGTCTATTTCAGACGTTTATAAAAAACGGATTAATTTCATCGCTGGTTTGTTCGATAGTTCAAAGGTAACGGAAGAATCAATTTTGGCAAGTGTACCTGCTTGGGGATTGCAAAATTTCATTAAAGATGTTTTTGAAACGATTACTGGTTCAAAAGAAGTTACGGGTGACGAAAAAAAGGAACAATGACAGTCTCAGAAGCTCGTTCTGAATTTCTAGACTTTGTAAAAACGCTAGTATCGACTGGTTCATATACTTTAGCAGATATCCTTAGTAATGACTTTTCTACAGTTGTTTCTGTGGTTGGTGCAAAAATTATATCAAATGATGGTAGCGTAGATGAGCCTAAACAAGAAAAAGTATTATCGCTTTGGGAATTTGGGCAGTCATTAAAATAAAAATAGCTCTTATGAGCTGTTTTTTTAGTTTTATTTTAGGTAACGCTTGCAATATGTTATTTTAAAAGAGTATAATGAATTATAAAAATAAGGAGAAAATTATGAAAGAAGAACAAAATAAACCTTTTTACAGATTACTGTGGTTTTGGGTGTCCATGTGTAGTGTATTTGTCGCAATTATATGTTTAGTAATAGTTTCTGCAGTTACATCTAAAAATGCCGTTTCTAGTAAAAAAATAGCTTCAATGAGTAAATCATACTCTGAGGCGAGTTCTTTTAATAAAAAATTTAATGAGTATATGATGAGTAATGTCCCAAATTATGATTCATATGTAGATGGATATCTGGGTTATGGATCTTCACAGAGTACGATAGAGTCATCTACAGCTAGTAGTACAGATTTCACAGAAAAATTCGGTAATAGTCAATCATTTTCAAATGATGATACTGACATTGAAGTTAATGTACTGAGCGCTAATATTGACTCATCAGTAACACTTAGCAGTGAAGCAGAGAGCGGTTCGAAACCTCTAGTTGTTACTGTAAGTATAAAAAATACAGGAAAAAAAGCATTTAGTTTTAATACCCATGATTTTACGGCCTATGATTCAGAGGGGAGTGTCTTAAATTTAGATTTAAATACCTATGACAATGATATGCCAGATTCTGTTAATATTGGACAAGTTGTCAAAGCAAAACTTTATTTTGATGCTAAAAACGATGGACCATTTTCAGTAACATTTGCTGATGGAACTTGGAAATAAAATAGTAATCTAATAAAACATATAAAAACGCTACTTTTTAAGGGCGTTTTTTGTTTATCCTTGAATTAACGATAAAAGTTCAAGGAGAAAGCAATGGCAGATACACCTTTAGGGAAAATGATAATTGAAATGGGTTTTGATGATTCCAGCTTTGCAAAGGGTGTTACCGGGGTTAACAAGCAATTATCCGCCTTAAAAAACGATTTAAAAACTTCTCAAACATCATTTTCAACATTTGGGAAAGGTGTTGACGGAGTTAGAAGTCCGATGGAAGTTCTAACTAAATCCATTGAGACACAAAAAAGACAATTAGATTTACTCAAAAAATCTTATGACGGTTCACTTGTTGATGGGAAAGCAAGCTCTAGCACTCAAAAATATGCGACTGACATTTCAAGAGCAAGCGCTCAGATGGCTCAATTTAAAGCACAGTTAAAGTCAGCAGCAGAGGAACAGTATAAACAAACATCTCTTTTACCTAAGCTATCGACAGGATTTGAAAAAGTAAGCAGTGGATTAAATTCGATTGCTTCTGTTTCTACCCCTGCTTCAGTAGCAGTTACTGCAGTGTTCGCAAAAGGAATTCAAGCAGCAACTAATTTCAATGGTAAGATGACTGAAATCCAAGCTTTATTATCAGATGGAACACCAGCAAAAGTTCTTTCTAAGCAAATGGATACTTTATCAGACAAATCTAAACAATGGGCTAGGCAATACGGTATCGATACCTCATCTATTAACGATGGTATGGAAGAAATGATTAAGCGCGGTTATGATTTTAATCAAACCGTTGGTGCTATGCCAGCGGTATTAGATGCTTCAAGAGCCTCAGGGGAAGATTTCGGAACGGTAATGTCTGCATCAACTGCTATTCTTGAACAGTTTGGTTTAAAGACTGAAGATACAGCATCCATGATGAAAAATACCCAACGTGTAACAGATAGTTTGACATTTGTAGCCAATAAAACTTCTGCAGGATTTGAAGACATGGGAATAGCAATGGAATATGTCGGGCCCGTTGCTCACTCTTTAGGTATGAATGTTGAACAAACCGCTGCTGCAGTAGGATTGCTTTCAAATAATGGTATCGAAGGTGAAAAAGCTGGTACATCACTTCGTGGTGCTCTATCTCGCTTGTTAAAACCTACTAAACAATCTTCGGCAGCTTTTGAAGAACTTGGCATTAATATCGATGAGTGGAAAAAAGGAAATATCGGTTTACCTGATATGCTCGATACCATCAAAAAACATACCGAAGGTATGACAGATGCAGAAAAAAGTTCATTAGTTGCTAAAGCGTTTGGTGTAGAAGCTCAAACAGGTATGAACGTGCTGATTAACCAAGGCGGAGATGCATTACGCAACTTAACCAAAGAAACTCAAAATGCGACTGGTTATACTAAAAAGCTCGCAGACCAAATGAATAATTCTGATAAGAATGCTTTTAATAAAGCTAAAGCGACCTTAGAAGTTTTATCAATTGATTTAGGTCAAAAACTCTTGCCTTCAATCATTCCAGTTGTTAAAGAAATAGACAATCTAGCAGGATCGTTTGAAAAATTAAGTCCTGAAACTCAACAATTTATCATTAAAATGGCAATAGCAGCGGCAGCAGTTGCTCCAACAGCGAAAGCTTTGAGTGGATTAACAAGCATTCTTTCGGGAGTGACTGGTGGACTGGCTAAGCTTGGAGCAAAAGGAGCCGGAGAACTCGCGCTTAAAGGAATAGCAACTGGCGCAACTGGTGCCGCTACAGAAGTAGGTGGACTATCAGCTGTATTGGCAGGAATGGGTCCGGCGTCAATGATTGCTATTGGTGCATTAGGTGCTGCTGGCTTAGGATTAGTTATTTGGAAGCTTACAGAAGGATTACGTGAACAACAAAAAGAAGTTTCTAAATGGGGAACGGTTGTTGGTTCTGAAGCAAGTGGGAAATTAGACACGCTTAATCAAAAATTTGTAGCTGTTAAAGATGCTGCAATTCAATTCGATGTGCAAGGAAGCCCAGCTATCGGAAACGTAAAACAGGCAATAAGCGATTTAGGTACTGCAGCAAGTGAGTCGATAACCGAAACGGAAAAGGCGTTAATTAAAGGAGCTGAAACAGCAGGCCTAACTGATAAACAAGTTAATGATGCAAAAGCTGGCTTAGAACAACAAAAAGCAAACGTGCAATCAATCACGGATCAAACCACAGCGATTTATCAAAATGCAGCAAATGCTCATCGGGGTATCACCGATGCTGAGCGTTCCATTGTAGAGAACAACCAACAAAAGTTAATTGAAACTACCATTAAAAATTACGGAATTACAGGGAATAAAGCCAAAGAAGTAATGAAAGTATTTAATGGTGATCTTAAATCTATGAATGATGATGCGCTTAAACAATCAAGCGCAGGAATAAGTAAAATGATGCAAGAAGAAATCAAAACTTATAAAACAGGACAAGCCTCTTTAGATGCAGCTAAATCAGCTGGTAAAATGTCAGCAGCAGAATATAACAAGAGCAAAGAAGCACTTGAAAAATCTCACAATGACACCATGGAAAAATATGGCGAAGAGTACGTGAAAGTTAAAGCTGAACAGCAACAGCGAGAAATCGATAATCTCCAAGGTGGTGCTCATAAAATTGAACGTCAAAGAGCAATCATTCAAAAAAATCAACAACAATTAAAAGATGATTTTAGAAAATTCGGCTTAGATTATGATCAAGTTATGTCAAATGTTGGTAAAAGTGGAGATAAAGGCTCAAAGGCATTCGGTGATACTGGTAATTTAATCGCACAATATACCACAAAAATGAGTGCGGATGCTAAAAAAGCAAATGATTCTTGGAATGGTATTATTTTAGACCCTAAGACAGGTAAAATGACAACCGATGCCCCAAAAGCAATTGCGGAAGCGTTGAATGCAAAAGGTGGTTGGGATAATATGCAGTTCATCTTGAAGAATGCCAATCTTTCTACAAACGCTCGAATCAAAGTTGCAGAGGCTTTAATTGCCAATGGGCAATGGGATCAAATGACCCCAGAACAAAAGCAATTAGTTGTCAATAATAATCCAGCTTTGCAAGCTATCACAAGCGGTAAAGGTAGTATGGCTTCATGGAACTCTATGCCAGAAAACGTGAAGAAGTTACTTGGTAATGATAGCGATTTTCAAAACAAAAAAGGTGCAGCCGCAGGTGCATTAAAAGCATGGGATGCAATGCCAGAGAACGTAAAAAAGATGTTTGCAGATAACGCTGATGTTTTGAGTAAGAAAAAAGGCGCGGCCGATGCAATTACTCAATGGAATTCATTATCTCCTAAAAAACAAGAGCTGCTCGCTAAAAACTTAACAGGCGATGGAGTTTCTAAAGCGAAAGCTGCTATTGATAGCCTTCCTAAAGAAAAGAATACAACTTTAACCACCACTCATAAAAATATTTTTCAAGAAATATATGAAAAAATAACCAAACATGCTACGGGTACTAATTATCATCAAGGCGGACTCGCAATGGTTAATGACCAAAAAGGTTCATTATATAAGGAATTAATCACTTTACCAACAGGCCAAAGCTTCATTCCGGAAGGTCGAGATGTCGTTTTAAACTTACCTAGGGGTTCGAGCGTTTTAAAAGCTAGCAAAACAGCTCAACTTATCCCTAAATATGCCAATGGTACTGGAGGAATTCCAGCTGATGCAAAAATATTTAGAGATATGAGAGCAGTTCAACAACAGTTAATAGTTAATACTCCAGTTATTGACAATACTGGACTGTTGAGTGCTATTTTAAAAGCTATTCTAGATAGCGGGACTAATAATGATGTTATTAAAGCAATTCAATCTTTGGCAAATCGTCCAGTCAATGCAGTATTTGACAAAGACGACGTCGTTAGAACTTTAACACCGTCTATTACAAAGCAACAGTCTATTAACCAATCAATCGATAATATAGTAAACGGAAGGAGGAACTAATGAGCAAAGTAATTAAAGTTACTTATGGAGATAACATTCTTTCAGATTTATTCGAAAGTGTAACTAACATAAAACGTGACATCGGCTCAGGCTGGAATAATAATACGCAAGCTAAAAAAGAAGGAGTTGATGTCATCACATCATCTCGTGGGCCAAGAAATATCTCTTTTGATTATTTGATAAAAGGAACATTTTTTAGTGAGATAAATGCAAACAAGCAAAAGTTAGCAAGTTATATCAATTCAGAAGATGCTTTAGGCTTAGTATTTGAAGATGAACCAAATAAAGTCTGGTATGCATTGCCAGACGGAGAACAATCCTATGAACCAGAATCAAATAAAGGAACACTAACCTTTTTAGTTCCTTCTGGTCACGCAGTTTCAAGCTTTACAAATGTCCTTAATTTATCTAACTCTGGTGGAGCAAACGGAACAATTACTCCTAGCACAGTTGATGGTTCAGTGACAGCGGTTATTAAAAATAAAGGTACGCTTCCGGCTTGGTTACGTTTTAAGATTAAATGTAGTCAAGAAAATGGATATATCGGTATTGCAAGTCCAACCGGAGCATTTGAAATGGGGAATATCCAAGAAGCAGATGGAGTTGTAAAACCTGAAAGTGAATATTTATATGATAGCAAGGATGACACATCGTTTACTAAATTTAAAGATGTTGCAGCTGGAACTGTTAACCCTCAAAATAATTGGTTAGCCACTAACGGAAAACTTGAATTCCAAACGGATGGGTTGAGATTAAAAGACCAAGGAACTGTTGGTTCTAACCAAGGAGTAGCTGGTGGTATGAAAGTAATGACTTTACCAGCAGATTCAAATGGTCATGTTGGAGCAGTTAATTTCTATTCATATTTCAATTTATTTGCTTGGGCCACAGCTTTTGGACAGACTGGAGTTTTGCAAATTCTTTTTACTGATGCCAACGATAAATTAGTCGCCGGTTATGGAATCATAAAGGGAGATATGGTTGGAAATAAAGCGATGATGAAAGCGTGGGTTGGTGGTAACAATCCACGGGAAATCGCCAGCAGAGATTTTATCGCAAACAACGGTGAGGGAAATGGCTCTGGAACTATGAATAATGACCAATTCAACGAAAGGAATGGGAGTACTGATTTCGAAAAGAAAGGCGCGAATTTCGGATTTTATTGGAAAGGTTCAAGATTACCGGCTTATGTTCCAGAGTTAGAAAATGTTGAAATTTCCAAAGTCTATTTATATATTGGACAATATCCAAACTCCAATAAATTCATGGGTAATTTATCTATAAGGAATATTTCTTGTAGAAAAGACAATGTGAGTGTTTGGCGAGACGTTCCTAATCGTTATGCAGCTAATTCAGAAACAAAAATAGATATGAGGGAAGGAAGCATTCTTGTTAATGGTATTTCTTCATTAACTGAAATGATTAATGGATCAAACTTTTTTATGATTCCGCCAGGAGAAACAACAATTGTTACTAATCCTTCAAATTGGGTAAATCATCCGCTTGAAATTGAATATAGTTGGGAGGAGAACTATTTATAATGTTAATTAATGTTTTAGATGTAAATTTACAAAAAGTTGCATTTTTGAGTAATGATGTTCCTGGACTTCCGAGTTATTATGATGATGAGTTTCATGAATATCGTGATCAGGGAGCCGCTACTTTCAAATTTACAGTAAAGAAAGTTATCAATAACAAGCTACAATCGTATGCTAGATTTCTAAATGGACAGTCATATTTTAGTTTTCAAATTGATGGGAATGATTATTTGATGACCCCTGCTTCTGAACAAGCAATCCACGAAACAAGTGAAGAAATTTCATTCTTTTGTGTCTCTCTTGATAGAGAACTGATGAGTGAACAAGCTAACCCTCTTGTTAATACATCAAGTCATAATATTCAGTGGTATTTTGACCAAATGGGATTAATATCAAACACTCAAATTACAATCGGAATCAATGAGGTTTCTAATCTGACACGAACCATTAACTATGATGGACAAGAGACAAAATTGGCCCGTCTAATTTCTGTTATTGGAAACTTTGATGCAGAGTTTGAATTTATTACTAAGCTTAATAATGATGGTTCTCTCAATTCTGTTACACTCAATATTTATAAAGAAAATGATGGATTGAACATACAGGGTGTAGGTAAAAAAAGAGATGATGTTCGTCTAATATTTGGGGAAAACATTCAAGCAGTAGAACGTGATGTTAGTACAGAAGGATTTTTAAATGCAACAACTGTAACTGGGGCAGATAATTTAAATTGGAATAGCGCTTCATTCAGTTATATAAATGCGGATGGTGTGGAAGAATTTTATAAAAGAGCTGGTAGTGATACTGCATTTGCACCCCTCTCAGCTAAAATATATCCTGCACAATTATCAAAAGACAAAGACGATATTTGGACGCGAATAGATTTTACTACTGAATACAAAAATGTAAATGATATGTGGGCTTATGCGGTGCGCCAATTTAAGCAGTACGCTTATCATCAAGTTACCTATACTGTGACACCATCATCAAAACTAGTGAATGCAGAAATTGGAGATGGCCCCCCACTGGCAAAAGGCGATACGGTCATCATACAAGATAATAATTATATTGACATTGATGGCAATGTAGGACTGTTATTATCTGCTAGGGTTTCAGAAAAAATAGTATCTGAAACACATCCTGAAAATAATAAACTTATTTTTTCAAATTATAAGAAGCTAAAGAATGAAGTCTCCACAGATATTCAAGCCATCGTTAATCAGTTAGTCGATGCAGCTACTCCATTTCGAGCAGAGCTTAGCACAACTAACGGTACACAGTTCA